AAAACTTCTAATTGTTTGAGTTTGTCCTTCTCTGTTCTCAACTCTAAGTTCTACTGTTACCTCACCCTCAACATTTGTCCATACAGAGTACACATCTTTTAATGTTTTATAAACTGACCAATCTCCAAAATCTTCTTTTTTAGTTCTTAGTGTCATATTGATTGCAGAACCATTGTCTGAATCATACTCATTAGATAACTCATAAACATATGGGCTATCATCAGAACCTAATAAATATCTCTCTTTACCATTATCATCAAAATATACAAGTGCTGTGTTTGCATCAAAAGTCCAAGGGCCAAGCCAAGCAAATCTTTCTCTGTCATAAACTACTGCTTGATTTAGTCCTGGTATTATCACTATGTATTTAAAACCAGCATATACTGCTATTGCATCTCTTAGTTGCTCTGCTGTTAGATTTTCAAAGTACGGGCGTATTACTGCACTTATTTCGTTTGTTCTAAGAACGTCAGCTAAAATGTTAGGTTCATAACCTATTGCATAGACACCTTTTCTTGTTAAATAAAATATATCTTTCTCAACTGCTTGTATTGTCTTTGGTGCAATACATCCAAGTGCTGCTGTAATTATTGTTGCAGAAGGTTGTGTTACTACAAAGTTACCAACAGTTAGTTGTGATAGTGCAACATCCCAAATACTCTTTTCTTTAAATGCAATTATTCTACTACCAAAACCTTTTACTGCTTTTATAGGGTCACCTGCATCTGGTTCTATTCGTAGATAATTACCACCACTAGCAACATCTGTTTTCTCGTGGTTAGGTACTCTACCTGTTATTACCATCTTTGACTCATCTCCTGGTATATCTGAGTAGATTAGCCTATCATCATACCTTTCAATGTTACCTGCTACTATTCCACCTGTTGAATCTGCAAGTGGTGGGAATGTAAACTCAGCAGGTATTAGCGACCCGTCATCTACAAATGAGGTTTCTGGTGCATATACTTTTGAAATAAATCTCTCATCACCTAGGTTTCTTCCAAAGATTCCATATCCTTCAATAACCCCTGACGCAGCAGAAGCTGGTGTCCAAGATATTCTAACTGCACCATCTGTTAATGATTCTGGTTGGTTGTCTAATTCAAAAGCTGTTGTTGCTAAGGTATCTCCATTTACTGTAATTGTATTAACTCTGTACGAGTATCTTGATGTACCAGAAGCACCTGATATTTGTGTTGCAAATACATTAGTAGGCTGAGCTACTGTTGGAAATCCTGTTAAAGACGACCCGTCATACTTAACAACTTCTCTTTGAGTGGTTGCTATATAGACATTATCGTTTAATTGAGTCATTGATACAGGGTAACCTGATGCCCAAGAAGCACCTGTTCTAACTATGTAACTTGCACCAGATTTAACTGTTAATGTACCAGCATCTGTTATTGCGAGAAGTTCGTTAGTACCATCTGATTTGTAGTAACCAGCAAGTCCTCTAACAGCACCTGTTGCGTTTGCCATATAGTATGTACCAAGTCCCCATCTTTTTGTAGGAGTACCACGACCAATAAGCATTATGTTATCAGCCTGTGCCATAGCATCTTTTGGTATCTCGGTTTCTTTTAGTAGTAAGTTAAGACCTCTTCTAAAATTATCCCAATCACCTACAATAAGTTTTGGTGGGTTGTAACCTCTATCTCTTAAATCAAATAGTGCCATTAGTCACGACCAATTCTAAAGCCATATCTTGTTTCTTCAACAGTTCTAATTCTTGAATTATCATTCTGAGATTCAGTATGTGTTGTTTCTCTTTTAAGCATTCTTCTCAAGATTTTTTCAGCTTCTACTTTTGCACTAGGGTATCTTGGGTCTTCCCTTGATTCTAGTAGATAAGCTGTGGCTCTCTTAACTAAATACTCTGGATCTGGGCAAGGTGATACATCAGATGGACTTACCATTGATGTAGGTTTTGCATAATAGTTTATGTATATTGAAGCACCTGATGCAAACTGCCCACTTGCTGTTGCTGGGTTGAATACTGCTGAATATCCATCTTTGTAATCACCCATAACATAAAAGTATGGTGAGCTCTTATCCTTTTGACTTCTTTGTTGTGGGAGTACTTGTGGAAACTCATCACTACTTCTACCTGTTGGTACTTTAGGATACCCTGATATTTTTCTAAAATCTGTTGGCAAGGCAACTGTTACATTGCTAGAAGGAGTTGATGTCATTGTGTTGTATTCTTTGTAGAGTACACTCCAATCATAAAGTTGTGCCCACTCATCTTGCGACATATTTATATATCTAGTTCTAAGAAGCCAATCCTCAGATGTATAATCTGGTGCTGATGAATCTTGGTCTATTAGTGCTGATATTCTTGCTTGTATTTCTTCTAATGTAATCATAAGTAGCTTGATGTTATATGAAAGACATCCCTTTCTTCTGCTATGTATTTTGAGTTATTTATTCCTTTACTTCGTAAGTATTTCTCCCACTTATCGTGTGGTTTTGTTTGATCTGTATTTATATAAGCTAGTCTTGCTGTCCTTCTATTACTACCAAATAATGCTGTACGCATATCACTAAGCCTTTTAGGGCCGTTTGATGCGTCAGAAGTATCAGCTGCTAATCTTATTATTTCGTTCTGTGTTCTATGATTTGCCATAAAAAATACCGACCCATTAAGAGTCGGTTTTAATTTCTAATTTCTACCTATGTAAATTATACACTACAACTTAGGGAACACGACTTCTTCGGGTGTAGCAAAATCTTGTGGAATATCTCTTAATGCTTGTCTATAATCTAGAACATTTTGTGGTACTGCTGTACCTTTTTCTGTTGCATAGGTTATGTGCCAATCACTTTGTGTTAGTAAATAATCTCTTGTTGCTCTTATTTCTTCCCAAGTTACTGTGGGTTCTTGTGGTTTTACTAACTGCCCATTAACATATCCATCACCAACTTCTGCACCTTGTGGTAAATCTATCCAAGTAAGACTTTCGTGAACAGGGTAAGTGTTTTCTTTTATCTCTATTATTTTATTGTTGTGTATTAGTGCAAACATTTATGCCTCCATATATTCATAAACTACTACAATTCCATCTGTTCCCGAACCACCTGTGTAGTTAGCATTAACATTGTAAGCAGCACAACCACTACCACCACCACCATATCCAATTCCATTGTTTCCATTTTGATTGACTGCTACTTTTTGTTCGCCCCCACCACCATACATAGAACCACCACCACCACCAGATACTTGTCCATATCCTGCAAGTGCTAGATTAGCACCTGTTGCTCCTGCTAGTCCTGCTCCGTTTACATCTCCACCTGTGCCTAGTCCACCAGCACCACAAGTAAGCCCTCTTCTAGGAACTAATGGAGATGGTGCATTTCCCTGACCACCACCACCACCTGTTGCAGAGCAGTGAGTACCAAATGAAGAAGTTCCACCTGCTGTCCCAAATGAGTTTCCTGTTCCACCAGCACCACCTGCACCTACTGTTACTGTTTCAGTTGAACCGAGTGAAGATGCTAGTATCTTTTTAAGTGTGTATCCACCACCTCCACCTCCACCAGAGTTAGCAGTGTCGCCTACATCACCATCACAACCTCCTCCACCAGCACCACCACCGATAACTTCAACTATTATGTATTTTAATCCTGCTGGTTTTGTCCAAGTTCCATTTCCTGTAAAAACATTTATATTTATTTCATCTATTCCTGTATCTACCCATTTTAGTCCTGTGGTTTCTAAGCTATCTGCTGTTAGCATTTGTCCATCTGTTCCTATCGGTAGTCTGGCATTATCTGTATCGTAGGTATATAAATCACCTTTTGTAGTAAGTGGGGAACTTGCTGGTGCTTCTGCCCATTTCATTCCACCACTTGCTGTATCATCTGCTGTTAAAATGTAATCGTTAGTGGGTGCTGTATCTAGTTTTAAGTTTGCCTCATCAACAACATTATCTGCTATTGTTAAAGTAGTACTTCCTGTAACTTCACCTGTATGTGTTGCATTTGTTACCTTTGCAGTATTTAAGACTACTGCTGAATTGTTTGCAACTTCTGTATCAAAATC